CGTAGGCGTAACAGGTTGTTGCACAGGAGGCGTAGGTGTAGGCTGCACTTGAGCTTGCTGTGCTTCTTTTGCTTCTTTTTCTTGCTCTTCTGCAGCCTTTCTAGCTTCTTCTACAGCATTACGCACACCTTCAGGCAAAGCACTAGGAAAACCTCCTTGCTGTGCTTTTACCCTACCTCCTCCAGTATAATCCTGCCTCATTTTTAAAGCACGACTACGCTCCTTAGCTTGTTTTCGCCTTTTTAATGCTTTTAGAGCTTTCTTACTTTTAGCCATAACCTACTAACCTTTCTGTAATTTATACAGGCTTATTATTTTCTAAGTAGATTCCCGTATTAGGAGTAGGGGTATTCTCAGCTAAATATATATCATTAGCTCCACCAGCTACTTTAGGATTCTCTTGAGGTAATACATCATTAGCTCCTCCTGGTGTTGCAGCAGGATTAGTTAGATAAATGTTAGCATTACCACCTGATACTTTAGGATTCTCAGGAAGATAAATATCATTAGCTCCACCTGGTATCTTAGGTGAAGGTTTGTGTTGTGTATCTGTAGGTTGTGCCATTACAGTTCTCCTATAACTAAATTAAAATATCATTGCAGCCCACGCTGCAGCACCAGTTGTTCCAACAGTTCCTACAACTAACCACGCTAACTTTTCCCATCTTTCAGCATGGTTAGATGTAACCACTTTCAGATCTCTAAGCTCTACCATTGCTTCAGCCCAACGCTCTCCGCATTCTTTCTCATGTGTTGCTATTCTTTCTAATGCTTCCAACGCCAGCTCCAATCCTTTATCAGTATTACTTTCCATTCTTCCCATTCTTTGATGATGTGTATGCTTGACTACCAAACCACACACTAACTACACCTGCTACTGAAATATAATAAATACTGCTCATTGAGCCTAATATATCAGCCCCTTTATCTAGTTCTAAATAACTACTTACTAAAACTAATGAGGGATAAAGCAACATTCCCCATAAAGCAAACCAACACATATTTCTTTGTGCATCTGCTTTCTCATTTTGTAACTCTAGAGACTGCAAGCGTTCACTAGCTGCTATCTCTTCATCACTTACTATGCCATCACCATCAGCATCATACTTGGCATACTCTGAATCTGGCTCTAAGCGTTTTGCATTCAACTTGTTACTTCCTCTATTTTATCCATTTCTATGTAGTTATGGACATAATGATCTCTAATAAAGCTTGCTTTTATTCCTTTTTGTTCTAAAGGTTTATGCCTTCTCATCAAAGGAGGAACCAAAGGAACAATATCTTTACCATGTCGATAGCATGTTACTGGTATGCCATCTAGTAACTTTAGTCTTCCACATCTAGGAGCACCAAAAGTTACAATTTGTTGTGGGACTATTTCATCCCTTACCATTAGAGCACCTACTATTAAAGCTACTGCTCCACCAAGACTATGACCAGTTAAAATAATAGTATCTGGATCAATGTCATTTTCCATACAGACTGATAAGCATTTAGGTAATAATCTTCTAGCTGCTTTACCAAATCCTGCAGGAACCCATCCTAACTCTGGCATCCACCAGGGTAATATCCTTAAATCTCTTACTACATCCAGAGGCTCATCAGTACCTCTAAAAGCAAATACATTATCTCTAACAATAACTTCTATATTAAATTCTTCAAAATCTACTGAATTATAACTCTCTGCACATATCTGACTTAATGATTGATGATCCACTAGACATTCCAGTTAAGCAACTGCTAAATTAACTTGAGGCTGTGCAAAACTAAACCACCCTGTAAGAATCATTTTTTCTTCCTTTGGGGCCACTATCCCTCTGTGAGTATGCGTCCAATCAACAGGCCAAATTAGTGTTAATCCCTTGCGTGGTTTTACTTTGAGCTTCTGATAATAAAATTCAGTCTCACCACCCTCTTCAATATCATTCAAATAAGTCATCCACACTAAATGCCTAAAATTAGCTCCCATTCTCTCAGTATGCCACGCATGATAACCTGCCCCTTTTGAATACTTTTGAATATTAAGAGAGTCAAGAAAAAAAGAATCAACTTCATTAATAACTGGAAAATTTTTTTTATATTGCTCTAATACAGTTAGTAAATTACTTGTAAATTTATTCGCAAGATTAGGAACATCATATAAAGTTGAATCAATAGAATCTTTTACTGTTGTATCTATAATATTCTCTGTGTCTGGCCCTATTGTCCCTGGTGTAGTTTTGAATATATTAGTATTGTAAGTATTGATAATTTCATCACATAAACTTATATCAGGCAGATACCAAGCTCCTATAAAACAAGGTTGCTCTGGAGTTGTTAATTTTACTTCTTTCATTAGCTTCCCATTGTAGGAGGGGTATCAGGAAAATCACTGGTACTAGGCCAATCCCTTAATGCTGTTCTATAAGCAGCTATCTGTGTTTTTTGAGGATGATCAGGTAATAAAGATAAAGAATCTGTTCTTAATAATTCTTTATTTCTATAAGCCCTTGCCTCTGCTTTACGTTTTTCTAAAAGTTCTTCTTCAGTAGGATAGCGAGTAACATCTTCACAAACAGCATCAGGAAAAGTTTCTTTTGCCCATTCAAGAGAAGCAACTATTTGGTTGCTAACACCATCTTTTGTAACTTTAATAACTGCCATATTTTTATCCTAACTGAATGGGAAAAATAAGTATTAAACCAGAACCACCACAACCAGAGTAACCATGTCCAGAATTACCATTATTCATACAAGCTCCTCCTCCTGCACCAACACCACCACTTTGAGCGTAAACATTAGTACTTCCTGCACTATTGCGATACCCTTGCCCTCCACAAAAAGGGCCAGCAAACTGTGTCAAAGCATTGCGATTATTATAGACGTATGCAGATCTGTAGTGGGCATGTCCAGAATAAATTTGTGCTGGAACAGTACCAATCCCACCATTACCTGTATCTGTAGGATTACCTTCATCCCAAAACCCTGATGTGTGCGTAATGGTATTAGGAAAAAAACTTAGAGCAATACCTGTATTTTTATGAAAGCCATTGTAAGTAGATAAAATATTTGTATCTCTATGCCCTTCTACGCTCATGCCTTGAGGAGTACCCCCATAAGCATGATCTGATTGTTCTCCTTCTCCTGCAACACCACTACCATATAAATTAACTCCTCCACCCCCTGATACTCTATCAGTAGCCGAAGTATTTGTGCCTGCTGCTCCTCCAGTATTATTCATAAGATTACCCCCTGAAGCACCTCCTCCTGCTGCTCCTGTCTGCGCTGAAGTACCTGTTGTACCTCCTGAACCTCCACTACCTGTCATAGTGGTTATGCCTGATCCAGAAAAACTAGAGTCTCCGCCATCATCTCCATCTGCGTAATTACTAGCTTTATCATCTCCACCACTACCAATAGTGATTGTGTAGTTTTGAGCAGCTAATGAAAGTCTTGAAACAGCACAACCTCCTGCGCCTCCACCTGTTGCATTTCGTGTATCATGATACGAATATCTAATTGATGCCCCACTTCCACCTGCTCCAATAACATAAACAATCGCTTCCATTGCTACAGGACATGCCCAAGTCTGACTTTCTTGAAAAGCCATTACAGGATAAGCACCTTGTTCATTTTTAGTACCAATTATTGCCATTTTTTAATTCTCCTAGATTTCAAGGAATCCAATCGTTCCATCTACATAAACAAGTTGAACTGCATTACCACTAAACAAAGTTGCGTCTGCTGCTCCACTGTTAATATTTTGTGAGTTCCTTCCTATTGTTACTGTACCTCCACCTGTTGCTTTGATAATTACCGTATCTCCAGCACTTGATGAAGCAGGTAAAGTAATTGTAGTAGCACTAGAACTATTAACAATTAATTGATCTCCAGCAGAAGCTGTATAATTTCCTGTTTTTACTGACCATGCAGTATAGGCTCCACCTGCTGTAGCAAAGCTTAATGTTCCACTTCCATCTGTTTGTAAAAACTGTCCACTATCACCATCACTACTAGGTAATGTAAGTGTTATATCAGCAGTAGAAGCAGGGCCAATAAGAGTTACTTTGTTTGTACCATTATCTGAATCTTCAAAGAACTCTATAAATCCTGCAGAGGTAGACCCATTTTTAAGTTGTAAAGCACCAGTAACAGAACTTGCACCAAAAGCATTAGCAGAAGCTGTAGATGTAATACCTGCTGCTGCTGTAATGCCTCCACCATCTGCAATCGTGATAGCATTATCACCATCTGTAAAATCAATCGTAGCAGTTTCAATACTACCTGAATTAACTGTTAATCCTGTTGAATCAATGGTAACTCGTTTAGTATTGTCAGCATAAAAGTTAATTTGATCTGCTGTTTCAAAATCAATCTTTGTTTCATCATCCTCACCAATCTTTATATCAGTGGCTAATAATGAAGTAATTGTTGTTTGAGCTGACCCTAATACAAAATCTAAGGTGTTATCTGAATCATCATAAGTAACAGAAATACCTGTTTCAGTATTAGACCCAACCATTGCTCCAACTGTATCTGAGATAGTTTCAGCAAGGGTTGTACCATTGACTGTAATAGCATCTGCTTCTAGTGTGCCATCAATATCGACATCACCTGATATATCTAAATCAACTGCTATTACATTTCCTGATACTGTCAGATTACCACCAGAACTTAGTGACATCTTTTCAGCAGCAGCTTCAGAGGCAGCCGTTTTAAAACTTAACTTGGTGGCATTAGCAGAAGCACTAAAATCACCTTCAGATACAGCTTCTATACCTGCAGCTACTAATATTGCATCTGTACCTGTTCCTTCATCAGGAGCTTGGAAGTCAATCTTTCCTAGTACATCATTTGCTGCTATATCTGTTTCACCTGTCTGTAATGTTAATGAAACAGGTTTATCATCTGCTGTAGCTGTATGTTTAAGTATTAATCCTTTATCTGCACTGTGTACAAGTTTTACTTCTTGATCATTACCAAAGAAAACTACACCTGCATCTGCAAGATATAGATCAGAAAATTCTGCAGAAGCAGAACCTAATGTAGCTCCATCCGCACTAGCAGGAACAAGAGATGTCCCTACTGTCGCTGTATTTAAAACAGGACTGGTAAGAGTTTTATTAGTTAATGTATCTGTAGTTGCTTTACCTACTAAAGTATCTGTAGAAGCAGGTAAAGTAAGAGTTATATTACCAGCATAAGCACTATGAGGTGCAGATTGTAACTGAGCATAGTGAGCATTAGATGATTCACAATAAAACTTAATGTTAGAAACAGAACCACCATTCTTTAAAACAATCTCACCTGTTTGTATATCGACATTTCCATCTATTCTTACTACACCTGTACCATTAGGCGTTAGTGCAATATTTCCATTAGAAGTAGAAACTAAAGCATTTCCATCAACATCAAGATCACCACCTAACTGAGGTGTAGTATCTTCAACTACATTAGAAAGACCTGAAGAAGTTGCTAATCCTGATACTAAGGTGCTTCGAGTTACTTTCTTTAAACCACCTCCAGAGGTATCTACTGCCAGTAATACATCGTCATTAGCAACTGTAGATATTTCAGAAAGATCTCCAACTGCAGTAGGATTAAAATTAGTACCATCCGCAACTAATATATGCCCTGCTGTGTTAGTTCCCATTACTAAATCATCACCTGAAATAGTAAGATCACCAGTGACAGTCAGATTAGCCCCTACTACTGCATTCTGTGATGCATCTAGTGTTAAAGCAGTTGTTCCTCCTGTTGCCATAGTAATGACATCAGAACCACTAAAAGTAATAGAAGTATTAGTATCTGCATCTCCTGCGATACTATCTAACTGAATAGAACCTACATTAGTAATATTATTATCATTAAATGATGTAGCCCCTAATGAAATAGTACCTGTAGCTGTTAAGTTAGAAGAACCTATATCAATAGCACCAAAGCCAGAAGTAATAGATCCTGCGTTTAAAGCACCAACAGTTGTAATATTAGTGCCTGTATCTAATGCAGACTCAAAATAAGTTTCAAAGTCTGTAAGGGCTACTTGCTTCATTGTGCCATTGTCATTTACAACAACACGATCAGCATCTGCTAGAGTGGTAGAAGTAGCAGAAGTATCACCATCCATGATGTTTAATTCAGCAGCCGTTGAAGTTACGCCATCTAGAATATTGAGTTCTGCAGCCGTAGAGGTAACACCATCTAAAATGTTTAACTCTGCTGCAGTAGAGGTAATTGCTGTACCATTAAAGTTAATAGCATCTAAATAAGCAGTACCATCAATGTATACATCTTTAAACTCTAGTGAACTTGTACCTAAATCAATATCATTATCTGTAACAGGTACAATTGCTCCATCTTGTATTCTTACTTGCTCTACAGCACTTGAGGATACTTCTACATAGAATCCCCAACGATTATTACTGCTATCAACCTCAACTTTATTTAAAAAATCAAGATCACCAATTTTACCAATGTTACCGCCTTGTGCTGCAGAACCATCATGCCTATGTCCTGTAGCAGACGCATCACTAGAAGAGTAAGCAAAAGCATTTAATAATTGGTTATATTCATTATTAAATAATGCTGCTGTAATCGTATCCCCATCAGAGATTGTACTTTGTCTTGTATATGAGTAAGCCATTTATTTTATTTCCTACCTGCTGGCATATAGTCGATGTAAAATCCATTAACTGAGTAAGGAGAGTTCTGATCATCACTTTTAATTCTAAGTGCTACAGTATTACCTGTTCCTTCTACTGCTTGTCTTACTAATGGATTCTCTGCTGCGCCAAACTCAGCAACTCCAAACACAGCAGTACCAAAAGTAGCAGGTAAAGGTATGCTATCTAACGTATAAACAGGAGGTTGAGGAGTTGTTGCGCTTTCAAAATCATATTTTACATTTAACTCTGGTTGAATGGTTCCTTCAGGAGTTACTGATATTTTAATGTACTTAATAGTTTTTCTTGTGCCAATATCACCAAAGTCTAAATCAGGTGTATAGTATTGTGCTTCAACATTAGAGGCACTTCCTGCAGGATTAAAAATATTTCCTGTATCATGGTTATAAACATAGCCTCCATTATCTCCATGATATAACTGCTCTACACCATCTTTATCTAGCCCTGTAGCAAAACCAGTAGCTTGTATTCCTTTAGTTTCAGACCACTCAAAGCCATTAGGCGTAAGCGTTCCTATAATTCCTTTTGAAACTGCAGAACTTTGACTTGTATTAGTATAAAACAAACGATATTGCGATTTACTGCGTAGTGTACCGCTAGTAATTACAAAATTATTTATACCATTAGCAATAATCGTGGTTAGTTTTTGTATCTGTCTACTAACAGAGCTTAACTCTACGTCACCAATCCTGGCTGTACCTGCTACAGTACGAATACCATCAGGACTTAAAAATAAAAGATCACCACCTATTTCCTGAATACTATTACCATCTAAACAACCAACATTCTGGGTAATAGGTACAATTGCAATATTACTACTATCACTAATATTAATTAGTTTAAAAATACTGTTTTTACAAAAAATAATTAAGTCGCTACGAAAGCTTGCTAACCCTACAATAGCATCTGTTAGCTGTATGCTTCCTGAACCTGTTCCACTAAATGATTCTGGATCAAGCGTAGCACTAAAAAATATTTTGTTCTTAGCAGTGGGAGCACCACCAACAACAAAATGATTCTCATGTATTACACCTACAGTAGGAGCTGTGGTGCTATCTACTGTTATTTCACCAGCAAAGAAAGTTCTATCTGATAATGCACCTGTACCTGTCATTTTAAAAAAGAAAGGTTTATTAGCACCATCACAAATTAGCATCTCACCATAGTCAGTAGTGCCTTCAAATAAAGCAAAACTACATTGTCCTTGGCTAGATCTAGCATCATTAGAACGTCCACTAAATGTGCTAAAGTTATCACCACTTGCTGAAACACTCGCTTTATTTATTTGTAGCCAACTAGTGCCATCCTGACTAAAAAAGATACCTGTTCCTGAACAAGCAATTAAGCCATCTGCATATACTGCTAGGCCAAGGATTCTATTACTAGAATTAGGTCTTGCAGAAGAACCTCCACCAAATAAAGTAAAACCATTGATGCGCCTATAACCACCATCAGGATCAACTTCAAAGTTAAGTAACTCTGTTGCTAATCCAGGCTGTCGCATAATTTCAAGTTGATTTAAATTAACATTTAAACCACCTCGACATGCTAGGGCAAAAGGCTGTGACATTAGAGGAACCTTATCCTGTCATCTTTAAAGTAGCCTGGTGCAGCTTCCATTAGATTTAACTTCATTAAACGAAGTCCTCTTCTATAGTCTTCTAATGCAAATGCTGCTGCTTGAGGATTCTCTTTAAACTGATGCACATAGTATCTAGCTCTAGCTAACAATACTGTTTTATAGACTTTAGGAAAAACTAACTGATCACCATGTGCTGATAGCTCTGTAGGTAAGTCATATGCATAAAAGAATACACGATAGACTTTATCTGGAATGGGACTTAATCCAAACTTTCTATTATCAGGACTCTTGATAACTCTATCAGGAACCCCAAAGTTCTGAGTATCAGCATCATCTTGATTCTGAGCAATTCTAAAATAATCTTTCCATTCTTCAGTAGAAGTAAAACGTAAGTTACGAATAGTAAAAGGAGCAGACTCTCCTGATACCCCTACTGTTGTTAATAGAAAATTATCATAGTCTATTGCACCATAGTCAGTGGTAATACTAGAGCTATCGCTTTTTAGTAAATACCACCGTGTACCAGCTACAGTTTCTATAAAAGCATTACCATACATAGGATCAGTAGATCCACTTAACCCTGTTGCAAGAAAGGGCCACTGAGGTTCTTCATTCACAATATCAAAGTAAGCTCTGTTAATACTATCTTTGACATGTGCCTGAATACCAATAGCTGACGTAAAGGTAGAGCTAGTTAAAGTAACTTCATTTAACTCTCTAAGTAAATCATTGCATAGATTAAGGTATGTTTCTGACATAGTTATGCTTTATGTTTTTTCTGCACTGGAAAGTCAGCAGTTAAACTAGCACCTTTATGTTTAACAAACTTACCTTCATGCTTCATTATTTTATAGCTACCATTACTTTGCTTCATCCAATGATAGCCTTTAGGGGCACGTACTTTCATACAGTTACCTTAATAGTAACTTTATCTCCATATCCTTTAGAAGAAGCCATTACATTAGTTTTTGTAGCACAATCTCTTTCCATTTCATGCACAGAAGCATATTTACCCATTGCAGCTTTCATTCTAGGCATACCACCACCCATCATTTGCTGCTTAGACATGCCACCGCCCATCATCTTTTTCTTAGACATGCCACCATACATCATCTTTTTCTTTTTAGGCTTCATCATGCCACCGTACATCATTTTCTTTTTTGACATACCGCCATGAGTCATCTTTTTCATACCATGTTTCATTGTTTAATCCTTACCTTTTTTAGTCTTGGAATTAAAAATTCTGTCATAGTTCTCATCAAACTTTTTCTTATTAAATCCTTTTCTATAGCGACTTTCTTTAGAGACAATCGCTTTACGAAACATAACAGGCCGTTCCTCTGAACCTATCTGTGCCATCACCTACTCCATGAAAAGTAAAGAGGGCCACATTGTGACCCCCTAAACTTATTTCTACTAGTCGATACCATAGAAGGCAGAGACTAATGCTTCACTACGAAGGACTTTGGCTCCATATACGTGCAGACCACGTACAATATCACCGAAGCTATCAGGATCACGCAATACTTCTGTATTGGTGATTGTCTGAGCAGTTGCCGTAGATGAAATATGTCCAGCAAGACACTTACCTGCAGCATTTGAAGTTGCAGCAATGTTATTGCTCTTGTACATATTAAAGCCACGCAACAGACCAGAAGATACTAGACCATTCCTAATAGATCCTTGTCCTGCGTTATAGTCAACAGAAAGCAGCTTGGAAGAACTTGAAGCCAGGACTTCATAGAAGTCAGGACTTGCAAGGAACCAGCGACCTTCTTCAGGTACATTCTGCTCATCAAGCAGACGAGCCATGTGACCAAGGACATCAATAGGATCATGCTCAGAAGAGTCAAATCCAATGTCCAAGTTACCAGTACCGTCAAAAGTACCAGCAGCCAGGTCAGTAGCATTGTCAGAACCTAATACATGATTAGGGCTTGATGCAGATACACCTGAGAACATAGTTGCGATTACACCTGAGTCGAATGCATCACGCAGAGCATAGGCAGCAGATGAAGTTGCTACGTCACGAAAGTTTACGTGAGACATATTTGTTTCTATGTCATCTACGATGAACTTAAATGCATTAGCAATATCAATAATTAACGTAACCTCTTGGTCAGTTAATTTAGTTGCTGTTATAGCCTGTCCTCTTTCGTACTGATCGACTGTGATTTCAGGTTCTTTGATTATTCTTACTGTGTCACCAAAAGCAGCGATTTCGCCAGCATAGTCTGTATTGGTAATAGCTTCCGCTACAGATGCTTTACGAAAAAAGTTTAAAACCTGCTTAGAATAAACCTTGGGTAAGAAAAACGAATTTGTTTGGCCTGCTACAGAGTTACCAAAGTTAGCATTGGTATCTGTACTAGGCTCAAAAAATTGATCGCTTGTGTTTGCAGCCATTTTATATTTCTCCTAAGAAAAGAATTTTAAATTTTCCTCACCCTTCCTTCAGAGATAGCATCACGAATTTCATTTTCGTACTTATCAAACTGATCAAGGGACATTTTGGAAATTTCAGTTTCAGTCCAAATTTTTTGCTGTTTAGGCTCTACATTAGTTGTTTTGGTAGAAACCATATCAGCAGCAGACTCTGGAGACTGCTTTGGTTTACTTGGACTTCTTTTTGGAGAGCTTTGTCCTATACCAGATTCCATCTTATAAAGATCGATAGCTTTTGAAGCTAAAGCAACATTATCAGGGTTACGATAAATCCAATCTTGTATTTGTTCAGGTTGTTCTTTAGCCCATTCGTGAAAACTATCATCACCACGAATTTCATCGTAGTCAGGATGGTTTTCTCTCATTGTCTGTTCAGCTTCACGAATTGCAATCTCTCGTTCTCTTTGCTCAATAGCAGAAAGACGAGGTTGCAAACTGTTTACCTGTTCAGAAGCAATGTTATGCGCTACTGATTCAACTGTTTCATACAAATCAGGATTAGACTCCCTAAACTCTTGAAGTTGTTCTTGAGTCTTAGGAGCTTCGTATGCAGGTTGAGCTGCTTGCATTTGAGACTGAAAATCAATCTCTCTTTGCTTGAACTCATCTATTTTCTGATCATATCTACGCTTTAGATCATCGTATCTTTTTTTATAATTATGATTAGTAGAAGTTTCTTCAGGGGCCGACTTAGTTTGTGGTCGGGTAGCCTTTGTAGGTTCAGGGGCTTCATCTTCATAATATAATTCATCAGCTTGGGGCATACGTTTACCGTCAGCCTTATGCCAAGGTTTTTTCATATTATAAGGATTAGGGATCCTTTCCTCTTCCATCATATCTGTTTCAGACATTACTCTTTCCTTTTCTAAGGGGCTTGTTTTCTTGCAAGGTAGCCAATTCTAAACGTCTAAAGAATTTGGGGCTTGTCTATTACAAGGTAGCCTTATTTTAATTTACACCTAATAAGCTAGGAGCACGATTAGCTCTCAACATGTTTTTCTTTATTTCATCTTGGGCTATTTTTTCATAAGCAAGAGGATCTTCATCCTTTTGTTTATACATCATCATGCCCCCTTCTTGTTTAGGCATTCTCATTTCGCCACCATCAAACGCACGTTCAGCATCATCCATCATCATCTGAAGATTATCTGCACCGATTTGATCGGTAGCTTTTTTGGTGAATACAAACTCGCCATCTGACAATCGTGCAGGTATTGAGTCTGATACACCTGTTCCTGGGCCTTCGACTTCTCCAGCACCAG